CGCGGGTGCGTATGGCATGGCGAGAATGTAGCTACCTCGGTACCTACCTATTACGGCGGTTACGGGAAAGTAGAGGTTGTGGACGGTCTTTTTATGGTTGCGAAGGGAAGTACTCTTAACTCTATTAAGACTAAGAAACCTAAAGAGTTCTCGGGAGACTGGGATTACTACGATATGTTCTACTCCATCCAGGCTGATAGAATGGGAAAAACAAATAAGGTTATTCCTTTGATGATTTTACATCATTCTCCTGGTGAAGGCGCAATGAAGGATGACTGGGACCACAGCCGGAAAGCTTTTATTAAAATGTATGGAGATAAGTTCGAAGAGATTAGTCTTCCACACCAAAGTCAACTGCCACCACAGGCTTAGAGCTGTTCTCGAATCGACCTACCAGGTCACCAAAACCTCGGTCGTCTACTCCTTCAGAATGGGCGATAAGAACCCAATCAGAATTTTTTACTGCTCGTGCCGAAGCGATATACCAGTCGTTTGCAAAACGTAATGGGTCCGCGGTCTCCTGACTTAGTATAATTATTTTATCAGCAATTTGACATGAGTGGTCAAGAATGACCTTTTCATCCGCGGATAAATTGGTGAAGAATGCCTTCGAAGGCATAATCAACCTAATTTTTATATTATTCATCATCAGCATAGGAAGTATATTGATGTTTACCCCTTTGGTGGGACATATATAAACAACAGATGGGCTGTAGTGTAGTATAGCCGACATTATCTTCTCAAGACCCCGTCCTCTTCGGTAAGTTACATGAGAGTTACTCATAGGAGGAAAATAATTTTCTCCTAATAATGCCATCTTCGACCCTTTTTTAAAATGCTCCATAAATTACTATTAATTGCCTGCCTGTTAGTATCTAGCCCTAAAGGAATAGATTCTAGTAAAGTCCGTCACGGAAAACTTTCTGAATTCAAAGAAGGTCAGAAGGTCTACCTTGTCGATTCCAAGAAAGTTTACGTTCAAATGGAACCCTACAAGACTATAACAAAAGAGAAGCTTAAGGTGGGTAGCGCGCGATATAACATTCTAATAAGTCGGTGCACAACCCTATATAAAGCTACACTTGGCAAATCAGGGTACTCTCTGATTGTCGAAATCGATGGGGTGGATAAAACCCTCCATAAAACAGAGGACGTAACAAAAAAATTAATTAGTCTTCTAACACCTGCCGAAAGGAGGAATAAAAATTATGAATCATTACTTTACACATTTTGATAAGCTCTTTCACGAGATGCAATGGGAGTTCGATGAACCCCAACCACAGCAAGTTAAAGATACTTGCAGATTACCGAAATACCCAGTTAGCAACTGCTACCTGTCGGAAGACCAAAACTCACTACACTTTGAGTTTGCTCTTGCGGGGTACAAGGAAAAAGAAGTTAAGGTTGTTGGAGGGGTAAATTCGTTTACCGTTCGCGCAGCCAAAGAAGAATCTTTAAAAGCGCACATGCTTCTACACCATGGAATCAGCGGAAAAGACGTTGATTTTTCCATAAAGGTTGACGAGCAATATGATACGAAGAAAGCTAAAGTGTCTTACGAGAACGGGTTATTGAGTGTAACTGTTCCGAAGGCTAAAGATGCTGAATCTGTTATGCTATTTGGTTAAATATATATTTGTTCTTTGGGATGGTCCCCGTAAAAAGACTAAACCCAGAAGGTGAAAGCCTCCTGGGTTTTTTATTGTCTTAATCTTTACGTTAGATATAAATTAAGCTTGTGTCAAACTTGGGTATTTGAGGGCTAAATTGTGGGGGGTAAGGTCCTCCGGTCCACTGTACGCCTCCGGCAGCTATTCTTTCAACCATACTTCGGATAACCGACTTTGCTACTTCTTGATTAGTCTGCATCGCCGTGTAAGTAATTGAGTCTAGTGGGAACCAGCACGCGCTTTTGCCCCACCAATACTGCTCTTGGACATCCCCTGGCTCCGACCAACGACGTGTGAATCCGTTCGCAGATGTGTCGATATACCCCGATAACCCAAGTCCATCTCCTGTATGCTGTAAAGCACTAAAATTTAAAACATGCATCTCTCTAGTGTTAGCTGCATTATCGCATGCACTAGTGTTAACTGCACTTGTGGAAAATTGGTTTAAGGAATCAGTATAGCTTAAATTGATATAGCAGGCTAACCCCTGGACATCGCCACCAGCTGAGGGAAGCCAAGTTCCTGCTAATGTACTTTCTGCGGAAGTAGCGTAGGAAATATAAATAGTTTGTTGATGCGAAAACGCTGTACCTGAGCAGTTTCCACTTGCGACGTACAAAGCGCCTGGCGATTGTGCTGGAGTGGCTACGCCGCCTCCGGGGGGAGAAATTGGGGTTGGAGTCATAGTTTAGTTTTTACCTCTGATATTATATATGTTAACCAGAGCTAGGTTTAGTATATAATGTTATGAAGAAAGTAGGAAATCTAACTGAAGCCCGTATGGTAAAACCAGCGGAACCTAAATTCCATTCTTTAGTATCGGACAATATGTTTGAGAATAAAGTAAAAGGATACCCCGCCAAAGGAATTAAAGGGGGTACTGCCGCCGCAGCTAAGATGGCTGCGCGTAAGAAGAAGGGCTTGATAGCTGACGATTCTGAGGTTCCTAACCCAGATAAGCTCCCTATGAACCAGACTCCCGAGGCTTCCAAGATGACCACCAACTCTCCTAGGCGCGCAACGAAAGCATCTGTGCAAGTAGGAGGTCCATTTGACCTTACAGCCTCTCAGAAGGGAAAAAGACAAGATGAAGATAATGATTGGATTCAAGATGCAGAGGCTGACATCAAACGTCGTGGTACTAAGGGTAAGTGCACTCCCATTACCAAGCCCGGCTGTACAGGCAAAGCTAAGGCTCTAGCCAAAACCTTTAAGAAGATGGCTAAGGAAGCTGTTGGTGATGCCTCTACAGAGGTAGCAAGGAGGACGATGACGGATGCAGAGATAGCCGAACTGGAGAAAAAGCGCAAGGAATGGAAAGACTCAATGGGTTCTACCGGAGGTACCCAGGAAGAAGCTTTTGAACCATTAGCGACACCCCGTGGAACAGCAAAGCCTGTTCGTAAAGCAACCGCGAGGGCGAAGGGAGGCAAAGCTCTAAGTAATAAAGAACATGGAGCCGTTATGAATAACCCTACCGCGGACCCTGCATTGCGTACCACCTCGGCAGACCAACACACCCCATCTACACCAGCAAAGCCCAAACCGCAAAATGCCACTTAATACCGGCAACTCCAACAAGGCGGTTTCTTCAAATATTAAGAAGCTGAAGGGGGAGAAATTTCCTCACAAACAAGCTATCGCCATCGCGCTGGATAAGGCACGTAAGACAGAGAGCCGTGTAGGAGCTGTCTCCAAGGGGAAAGTATCTTCTATGGGAAAACAGACCTTGGAAGAGGTTAACGTCATGCAAGGCGCTGGAAAGGGTACTGACGGTAGAAGCTTCGATAACGCCTGGGTTCTTAACAACAAGAATCGTAGTTGGTTAGCGGGAAAAGGTGAATTAGTTAAAAGAAATAAATCCAAGAAGGGTCAGCTCCAGGATATGAACCTATACGACCTAGCAAAGATGTGCGCTGAACCCCTAGGTGGGCACGTGGACCCGCGCGAGATGGATAAAAAAGCGTATTCAAAGGAGCAACGTAAGTCCATGTACTCAGAAGAGGTATATGGTCAAGGTTCGCTTGGTGGGGAGGCTGAACCCTCTGTAGACGAAGATAAGGAAAAAATTGCCAAACGCAAGAAACGTCTGCATGGAAAGCTTCACCCTCATAAGAAGAAGGGTGGGGGAACCTGAGCGAAGCTCGGTAAACATTAAACCTAGTTAGGTTAACAGTTCCACTTACGCAAAGACTTATTGATACGGCTATCCGGGTCGTTCGCAGTTTTCTTAGATGTATTGCGCTTCTTCATACCACCCATACGCGCGCAGAAAGACTTTCTTCTAGAGGCAGCCTTGCTGCCTTTTTTTAATTTCTTCGGGTCTTTAGTAACAGCAGTCTTTAATTTCGAGCCAGGGTTGTCAGCACGATACGATGCAACTCCCTTTTTGTTAAGACCTCCTTCAGGGTTCTTCCCAGCTTTACGTGTCCAGGCTGCAGCTTCTTTTAATTTTTTCTTTTTTCTCTTAACTGGTCGACATGAACCGTCAGCGTATGCCTTTTTTCCTGGAGTAGGTTCATACCCTTTCCAACATCTTTCCCATAGCCCTACAATCTTCATATTAAAATTCCTTAAGCCCCCTCTATATCAGCCTCAGTCTGACCGCCCGCATCAGGCAGCAGCTCTTCCTTGTCGCGAAGGACTCTCGCTGATGCTACAAGATGGTAAACACCATAAACTTCAAATGAGTCTTGCTGTACTTCATATACGTCATAATACACATTCTGAAAACGGGGTTGTATGATATCCCCTGGTATTAAAGGACGACCGAGCTCGGCTTCGATATAAGACTTATTAAAA